TTATTTAAAAGGCCTAATCGTGAAACTCCTGCAATAGGCATAAGTCCCGCCACAACTTGTGCGAGGTCGGTCAATTTGATAGGATTTACGTTACCACTTGCGTCAACAACAGGTATCATCTGATCGCCTGTCGCGGTTGTTATTTTTTGCAAGTCACTTAGTTTTTTTATCTGTTTTGTTGCCATAATATTATGTATTAAAATTATTATTCTTCTGTTACTAGCCCTGTCATAACATACCATGCACCAGCCATTGCTTTTATTCGTATGACTTCATTAGGAGTAGGTTTAACGCGGGTGTCTGATGCAACTATAGGAAGCTTTACAGGGATAATATTGCCATCGATAAGTTTTGCTACAGTGTTGTAATAAATCTTTTGCGAATTAACAGCAGCTATGTATAATGTGCCAAGTCCATTATTTGTTAGAGCTATTTGATAAAAGTTAAGCTCAAGGCCCTCATAAGCAACGGCATCAGGCAAATAGACGAACTTGGTATGCGTAAAGGCTATATTTGCAAAGTATGTATTCGCCGGAGCATTAACCGGGTCAATGTTGTAAGTAGATGATCCCGGATTCTGTTCTGACAGCATACGCACGGAGCTATACATAAGGTTTGCCTTAATTATGCCAGATACATTGACATTTTCAAATGTGCCAGTCTTACAAGTAACGTTACCATCTTTGGCGAAGAATACCAGTTCTCCGTCTGAATTCTTCATCTCGATAGCTTCAGCACCGAGATTTTTTATACATGTGTATTTCGCCAAAATTACCATAGCTGCCACCATCGCGACTTTATCGCTAAGAGTCCACAGACCCTGGCCATTATCAATAGTACTAGTAGGAGGGTTACGAGAGGTCTTCGTATGAGATTTAGTACACAGAAAGCAATTATCCTTATAAAGTACAGTGTCAACATAAGGTTCGCCTTCCGCTCCGCAATAAAATTTATAACCGACATCAAGGTCAGTCCAATTTTGCGGACCACGCAACAATGCGCCACGTTCGCCCTTGTCTCCATTTAATCCGTCAACAATTGTAGTAATATGTATTGTTTTAGAATATATTATGCCTTTGTACGAGACATTCAGAGTGATGACGCCGTTGACTTCGGTCTGCGAAGCAATATTTACGTCAAGACCGTGTGTATAGTCATCAACGTAACCTCCGGCTATCTGTATGCTGTCCGGCGCATTAGCGTATGTCACCTCATAATCTGAGGCCAGAATTTTATTTGCGCCGTCCAGGAGGTTTATGTCTATCTGGTAATTTGCCAAATAGGGACTCTTATGGTGCACAATATTGTCCTGTGACAACATAACGGATATAGCGTTCTGTCCGCTACGGATGAACCTTACTGATGTTGTATGTACTGTTGACATGTTAATTCTCGGATGTTATTATGACAGAGACATCGCCTCCGGCCTGTATGCAGTGGGCGCGAGTAATCGTGTAGCTGGCTACTGCTGTATCTTTGTCATCTCCGTTAAGATAGACACCAGCTGCGTCACGTAGGACGAAGAAAAATTTCGTATCAAGTGCTTTAACGGATGTACCTCTCTTAACGACTACAGGTGTATATGTAACTTGTCCGTTGCCATTCTCATCTTCAGTGATAGACTCATCTTCTGGCGACGGGTGCGGGTCTATGTCAAATGGGTCTGATGCGTCCATCACTCCCTGTATGTCGCTGCCTATTGCATTTCCACTCTGTGCAACCGTTACTCTGTATTCGCCGTATGTATCGATGTCTGCTGCAGCAACCGTCAGTGTCTGATTTGTCTTGCCTACAAGCGTCTGCCAACCAGTAGATTCCATCTTCTCCCACGTATATGTTAGGTTTGCTGCAAGTTCGTTTCCGCTCTGATAAGCTAAAGCTTTGAGTACACAACTTCCGCCTTTATCCCTTATAACAAAGTTATTGCTGTCGCCGGCTGCAATAGTAACTCTATAGCTGTCGCCAGTAGACTGTTGTATCGGGATGTTGTAACTAGCTTGTATCTGATCGCTGGAATTGCCATATGTAATTGTTGCGACCATTTTTATCACAGCAGGAGCATATCCGGCAATCTCAGCAATATTTTTAATGAGCTGCAATCCATAATAAGGATTATCGCCAGACGGTGAGACCTTTTTAAACATACCGGCAAAAATGCCAGTTGATGCATCACCACTAAACTCAATCAAATTATCATTAAAGTAGAAATTGATTGATGTAGGCGTGGCCACGCCCTCGGCGACACGGCTGCTAAGGCAGACGAAGTACAGGATTGGCTGTTTAACACTGAAGTCAGGACTTACACTAAGAACTTCCTCTCCTGACATTTTGTACTCCTGGTAAAGGTCGCCTGAAGGGCTGTTGATATAGGCAGTATATGTACCTGCCTTGCTGATAAACTTAATCGTTCTGGTTGTACTCGCGCTGCTCATAACTAAATTTCTTCATTAATTGTTTGTTCTTCATCATTTGTTTCACTACCATCAACCTTACCAATGTCTTCATTCGAAGCTTCCTTATTGGTCTCTTCGTTCTCATCATCTGGCGATGCCTCACTACTATCAGTTTCAGTTGATTCTGAAGTGTCATCTGTCATTTCGCCAGAGTGTTCGTCATCAGGATATGATGGTTCGTATGAAGGCGTCGAAGTCTCCACAATAAAACGCTCATCAGTAGCCTGTGGCAAAGGGCGCGTAATAGTGCCATCTTGCTCCTGCCTTGCCTCGTATGGCAGCAAAGCAATTGCACCTATTTGCGTAAGTATTTGGCTTAGTTGAGTGAGTGGGCCAAATGACAGCATGTCACTTTGCCACAACAGATAATTGCCGTCTTTTACTTTATTTCTAATCCTACTCAGATTAAGATATGCAACAACCTTTGGATTTGCTTTTATATATCTTGCCATATTATATTATTTAATTAAAATCAATTCATCGTTCGCAGTAACGAAAAGAGAGCCGTCGGTATCAGCCCATGCACCTGCAGGACCACGGTCTACTACGTCAAGACCTACCATACCGCCAAGAGTGTCATTCATCATGTCTGTTTTTAATACTGGCATGATGCCCTCTGCTACCTGCTTGTATGTCAAAGAACCAGCAGATTTATTTTCAGCGGTATACCACAAGACCATAAGTTCTTTCTCCACGTTATCAAGCAAGCCGTTCGTGTCCCAAATTTGAGCTTCGGGATTTATCTCAGGTGTCCCGGATGGTATGTTGGCCGGCACGCCCATGATGTTAAATTCGAATTTTGGAATGCGTCGGACAAAAGCGAAAAGTTTACAAGGTGATGCATCTGTCAGTTCGATACTGTCAGGATCGCCAGACTTAGAATACTTTGCCCGGCAGCGCATATATAATGCTTCCCCCATAAGGCTTCGGTCAACTGTGCAGCTTGTGCCGTCATCAGATAGAGTAATGTCATAGTCAAGTTCATCTTGCCCGGCCTCAGTCCACACGGCATCTTCTGTTCTGTATACTTCCCAAACGAATTTTCTTTTACTCGCGTCGCACTCTTTAGCTCCTATCCGCAAACTTGCCGTTACGGTTTGTATATCCACGTCTTTAAGAGGATTGTATATAGTAACATCTGCAGCGTTGACATCAAGTACAGGCACGCATTCGGTAGAGTTTTTACACTGGATTAGATAGGACATATTGATTACAAAAATCTGTCCTGTCCTGCTGTCTACATATTCCCCGTAAAATCGCATTGTTATAGGGTTATTGACAGTAGCATTTTTCTTTATCTTTATCTGTCCCTTCGTGTCGCCATCTTGAACTATCTCGAAATCAGTGTTTTCTGTTCCGATAGGACTTGTACTGCTGCCCTCATACCATTTTACATTTGCAAGTTCAGCATTGACGTTGCCGCTTTTCAGCACTTCATCCTTGTCACGAATGCTGACAGACGGCTGTAGAACGAGCGGAGTTATAGTATAGTCTGGAGTGTATGTATCTTCGTCCGCGTTGTAATCTTGCTTGCCGGGTACACTGCCAAAGACCGAGATTCCGTAAGTAAGCTGAAGTGGGCGATAGTTGAAATCAAATCTTCTTGTCTTCATATATATTTATATTGAAACGTTATACTGTCAGTAGCAATTTCATTTGCCATGCCATCCCTAAGGGTGACAGTAGCAGTAAACTTAAGTACGGCAGGTATATAGCCGTCAAAGTCGCAGTCATCCCTGTTAAGAGTAATAGATTTGCCTGAGTTTGCCCGTCGAATAGCCCAGGCATTGTCAGATGCAACGCGTGGGTTGCCATCTGCGTCCTCGCTATATCTTGTCCACATCACATCATCATCAAGTATGTCTGATGTGATATCCTGGTTATACAATTTGGCAATGATAGTCAATGAGGTGTTGAAGTTCTCCGGGTCGAACAAAGATTCAGGCTCAAAGAAATCGACCGAAAACGACGGATTGCCCTCTACCATAGCCCAATCTGTCGTATTCCATGCCGGCCGAACTTTCGTTCCGCTTACCTGACATCGGTATCTGCATCCCATATACCATACATCAGATATTTCATAAATACCCGTTGTAGGATTAATAGACTCATGGTAATAGTCTGCGTCAGCTAGCCATATGCCACGGTCTACAATCTCACTTATTGGCTTGCCCTGATAGTCAATACGGATGACATCCGTTGTGATAAGGCCGGGCACGTACATATAGTCACGTCCTTCTCTTATGGGCAAATTTAAATCATTGAGAAACTCCGGGACTGTTCCAAGAACTGCGCCGTAGTTTGTCTTGTCTATAATTGGCTTTGTAACGCCAACAAGTTTGACAATTCTGCCTTCAGTACTTGAGAGATAAAGGCAGCTCTGACGCAAAGTATCAGTCTGATTACCCCAGCGTGCCACCTTCATCATACTGCAGGGAGGATAATTTTTACCTGCAGGCACTTCATCATCAGGGTAAAGTGTAACCTCAATACTGTTGTTCGCTGTATTAACGCTATTAACACGCATCCATGAGGTATAATAATCACCACTGCCTGAACTAAGAGTATTAATTATTCCTCGCAGTACATTATTTTGTACTTGAGCAGTAAAATATCCTTCCCATTTTCGTCTGAGATTTAACCTATATGTACCATATCCCAAATCTTCTACCGTTTCGATGGTATCCGACTCCGTGAGTATCTGGTCGCCCTCGAGAGCCTGTTGTCGATTGACAATCAAGTCCATCACTTCGACAAAAGAGCGTACTTTAAGGCTCTCCACTTCGGCATTACCATCTTTGTCAATGGCAGCTCCTGTTCCATTGACAATAGAGCTGGTAAAGCTGCCGAAATATGCACCGTCAAGAAAGGTTATCACCTTCTGTGCAATGTCCTCTATATCCTTACGGAGATATTTTCCTGTATCAATGTTACAATATGAGAGTAAGGAGAGGAGGGCATTACCTATCCTCTCCGCTGTATTCGCGTTTTTCCGGCGTTCGTCTCGGATCTGCGTGAATTGTTGTCTCAACTGCTCTCTGATATCGTCCATGATGATGCGAAAATACTTCAGTACCTTAGAATATAAAAATACATTTAGAATCTATTTGAACGTATGCGAGTTTTAGAATTGACCGAACCGAATAGACCTTGCAAGAAAGAAGATACCAGTCCTTGATAGGCTTCGCCATACATCAATGCCTGTTTCTCATTTAATCGTTGCAGCTGGTAATAGTACTTACGCATAAACCAATCCTCTTTTTTTCTCTTGCCTCTAACCAGAGCAGCCTGTTTACCGGCATTCTTTCCTCGTTTGACTGTTATGTGTTCAAATTTAGGAGCCAGCATTGCATCCTCAGACAGGCCGGCGCCTACTTGTTTATAGCCGTAGCCGTTAACTTCACGGTATTTGTCATTCATAAAGAGCAAATCTCCACCGTTGCCATGCTTAAATCCTTTACCGACTCCGGCCGAAACGTATAATCCATACTTGAGAAACTTATGTTCAATGGTATCCGTTCCGTCCATGGCATACTCCACGCTCTGTTTTAGACTGCCGGTATCACTTACTGAAAGCTTGTCTATCTGTTCCTGAAGGATGTCTACAAGAAATCTCGCCCAACCACGGTTATATGCGTCAATATCTGCCTGTGTTCTGTTGCCTTCGTATAATTTCGTTGCCATAATAGGGAAATTTTCCTAAAATTACCTCTAATTTCCTGTTTCTTCCTGCCATTCATCCGCATTGAAAGTCAAGTCTACCGGCTCATCATTATTAATCATGAAGTAAAGACCTGTAACGCCATTCATCGAATATCGAGGAAGTTCCTTAGAGTAAATGGAGCTTACATCCAGGTACTCGAGGCTGTCGCCATACTCCATTGTATTCTTGTCATGGATCAGACGGCTGTGCATCTGGCGGAAGATGCGCCGGCAAAGATTCAATTTTTCCTCACGGTCTCTCATGTCATCGAAAGTATAAGATGCAAGGATGAAAACCGTGTAAACGTTTTTATCGAAGAAAGTTACGCCTTTGCTATAAGTGTTCTGAGAAGTTGTGTCATCAATCATAATAAAATTGGCATACTTCCTAAACTCCTGCATGACATCGTTAATGCCTTCAGGGCCACTGCAGAAGCAAGCTTTGAAATTATTAGCTTGCGCGAGCTTGTTCGTTTCTGCCAATTTTTTAAAATAATCGTATGCGTTGAATGTATTGTTCGTCTCCATTATTTCTTTAACTGTTTTTTTAAATCCTCTGATTCTTTGGCTTTTGCGTTTAGTTCCGTTAGCGCGCGCCAGCAGTCGGTATCGAATATCAGTTGCTCCTTAGTAACGTCGCCATCAGTGAGGGCACGAATTTGTACGTTAACCGACTCCATAAAGTCAAAGTCACCACCAGCAGGGTCAGTGAGGTCAACCTTTTTGAAGAAGTGCGGAAAAGCTTTGGCCAGTACATCCTTAACATAAGAGTACCACAGGAATGTGCCAAGCATCTGCGCTTTGTCGAGCTTTATTTTGGCCGGTTTTGAACCGTCGCTTTTGCGGTAAAGTTCCCGTGCAAGAGAAACGAGAAAGCGGTCATTTTTGTTAAGACAATAAGCCTGGTAGTATTTCTCAGCCGAAAGATAGTCGGCGAATCTTACACCGTGAAGATTAACATCGACCGCATGCAGGCGGTGAACGTCATCCAACCTGACGCCCATGCCCACATACGTGTCGATGTAGTCAAACTGCTTTATAAGGTATTCTATTTGCCATGCCTGTATAGTGATGCTCTTTTTCTTCAGTCCCAACTTGCCGGTGCGGACATAACATATCCATCCATAGCTGTCCTTTTTAGCTACATGGAGTCCGCAAAAACGGACAAACATATATGTTTTGACGACTGTCAGGTCGGCGAACGTCGCCATCAGCGTAAGGACATAATGCAGCTGCTCTTGAGTAAGCTCGCGCCATGATTTAGGAGCATAAAAATCAACTGACTTATCCGTTGAAAAAGAAGGCTGTCGAGTCCTTAGTGTTTTGAAAAACTTCATGGTGATTTATTTTATAAGCTTCTGAATTAAGATATTCTTCATATAAGCCTTTGTTTGCGGAAGACTCAAGAACAGACAACAATTTTCGGAGCGGGAATGCGACAGCCTCTCGCTGCCCTGTGAACAGCCAAACATGGAAGAAGTTTCTTACTGCGAGAAGTGCATCGGCATGCTTTTCCATCTCCTCGACGTTATTTGTCCTGTAGTAAGTCATAATAGAGTCCATCTGCGCATCAGATATCTTACGTCGGAGAAACATATCTGCATCCATTATTGGCTGCTGCAGTTTGAGCCATTCATCGGCTGTAAGACCATTAACACGGCGTATGATAAAGAACTCATACTCGTCAAACAAGGTAGGTATGTTTGTCTTTGCCTGTATCGTCATACCCCATTTATCACCACGGAGAGCATTCAGAACGTGTGCCTTGTCAACAAGCTGCTTTACTCTGAGCTGCTCCTCGAGCGCGTCCACTCGTTGCTTACTTGCCGGCGAAACGTTGTCGTTAGACACTACGCCGAAGCCGGTAGGAGTAAGAACAAGGTCGAGCTGACGGAAAACAGACAAAAAGGCCGAAGTAGACGCGAGAGACACAAACTTCTTGTGGAGTATGCTATTCTCCCCTGCACTCTCAATAGTCTTGATGCCTTCAGGGCCCAGCAGGTTATTACTGAGGAAAGCTATTTGCCCCTCAATTTCTGGCAGCACCATCTCATATACGTTGTCCTGGGCAGAAGTGCCGACCGGCAGAGACCGCTCAAACTCATCCTTCGTTACCGTTGTTATCATCGTCTTCTCCTTTCTTTTTGTTATTGCTAACAGATACAGGTTTCGAGTCCTTATTTTCGTCAAGGGTAGTCAGCTGTATCATTGGCACGTCTATAGTGGCTATCTTATTCCATCCGTTGTAATGCAAGATTACATGGTAAGGCTTGCACATAATGTCGTGCATAGGCTTTTCGAGCGCCTGCTTGAGCGTAAACAGCTCGCGCTTGTCGGAGCCTGAGTTATTCATCTGACTCTTACCCGGCGTTGCTCCGACAAGGTTTGGATGTACACCCAAAGCGAAACATAGCGCGTTAGAGGCCTCGCTCATGTCGTCGCTCCAGTTGCCGCCCTCTTTCTTCGATGCGTCGTTGAGCTGGTATATCCTGACCATGCGGTTCTCCTTGCCGTTAGGGTCTACATAGTATCCTGAAACCATGGCTTTACCGGCATTTTCCACGCCTGTTATAAAGTCCATAATATCCTTTTTCTCCTTCTCTATACGCTCTGCTCTTTCTTTATCGCCAACGATATGCTCATTGTCACAGACATTTTGCCAATATTCGTTGTGGACTTCGATTTGAGTTCGAGGCGCGGATGTATTCTTTATCATAAATCGCTTGCCAATACCTATAAGGCGGTATATGTCGAACCAGGAATCGCGAAATATACTCATGTAGTAAGGCACAGGGTAGTACTGGCTGCCGGGTGTCGGCATCTTGCTGAGTATGGCAAACTTCCTTTCTGTAGTAGCAGGGCGTTTTTTGCCTGTATCGGGGTCAGGACTAAGCCCCATGCGCACCTTCAGATCGCCCAATGGGTCCCAATAGTCGAGCAGCGGTATAACTTCGATGTTTTTCTCGTCAAGATTTCCGATACGAAAATCTCCGAAAAAAACATGCTCTATCTTGCCCGACTTTGTAGATGGAGCATATTCAAACCGGCAATAACAGGCATCCTTATTCCTTACGTTGACTATCTTGTCGCCTCTGCGGTTGAGTATAATTACGGTAACTGAGAAGAAAAAGTACTTCATGTCAGTTGCCTGTTCCATAAAGCACTCGTGCAGCGAGTTTGACAGGCAGAAGTTTAATATTTCGTCGTTGTCAACATCCTTCTTAGTGTCTCGCTCAACGAATCTTACACCCTGCCCATAACAGGCAAGTATGTTAAACTGCTGGCATTGAGATGTAACCATGTTGCTGCTGATAAAGTCGCGAATGGTAAATGGCAGCATATCATCAGCTCCAAATGGTACATACTTATACGGTTTGCCTTTTATGGTTATTGGAATAGGGTTGATAATTTTATCCTCGTCGAAAACAGTCGCTGTGTCTTTTCCATATTCTGAAGATATAGAGTCCAAAAATCCCTTACCGCCTACGCCTGAAGGCACCATCTTATATCTAGTAACGTTGCCACTTCTTCCAACTTCGACCAATTTGTTCTCGTTTTCCATTTTAATTATAAATAAATTGTGTAGCCATTAACTTCAAGTATGTATATTTCAGGCACTTGCCTTATCTGGTTGTTAACCGGGTTTCTAAGTCTGACATATCCTCCCCGCCAATGTTGATGATGCACATACCATCCTTTATACTCGTTGATGTTACCATCTGACGTCCATGCCTTGACATTAAGAGTCTGGCGCCGCTCCTCTGCCAATGAGATGTAATGCTGCATCTCTGTAAAATGCATTACTTTGCGCTGCTTTTCCATATCAGTTAAATGTAAAATCAAAGGTATTGTCAAATATTCGTCCGCCACGGCGAAGGTCAACAACGTTGTGGTTACGCTGGGCGTAAGTGTATGTAAAAGTAAATCGAGGTAGCGAGTCAATGTCATTAGTATATTCTGACTTTGATTCTGTAATGACTACTTCCTTGCCCACTACAGGTTCTGAGTCGTAAAAGTTAACGATACGCACATTTTTCGATCGGAACAAATCGTCAAGCCAGTTTGCCATCGGGAAAGTTAACACGCCCGTGTCAGCCTTAAACTCTCGGTTCTCCTCTATCTTGTAATTTTTCTTAATTTTGTTGATATACGCCGTTTCACGGTTAAATTCAGGTGCAACGGTGTGCGTACCTGTGCAATATACGAGTTCATCACAGCCAAACGAGTTAGCGAAAAGTAATATTGGCGCACAATCCGGGTTGTTAAAATCGATGACAAAACGCTGCGCTCTGGCTCCAGCTTCGATGGTATATGCTGTAAGTGTCTTGCCGTCGGTCATAAAATTTTTAGGAGATGCGTCAACAGTCTTAAAGTTGCCATGAGAGCTTACTATCTCGACCGAAAAGCTCATAGTGGTGCCGTCGCTGTATTCGGCCGTGGCTGTGGGAGTATCTGCTCCAATATAGTGCAGATACTCAAGACGCCCCATAGCAGTAACTCTGTCGCCGTCGTATAGGCTCAGATAATGCTCTTCGAGGAAGCTCTCTGCGTTACTTATGTTGAAATCGGCGGCACAGTATACAACATCAGCATTAAGAGTAGCTGTATTAGTAGCTGTGTTGTCGGTAAACTCCTCTGTAATGGTGATGGCGAGGCTTGCAGTAAGTCGCCTCTCAACATAAGGCTGTACAAGTTCCGACAAGTCGGAAAAGGATATATTGCTCGCATAAGGGAAGAGATAATCATCAAACAGCACATCATCATCTGCCTTAATTTCTACTCGTGCCCGATATCCGTTAATGGTGAAAGATATATCGGGGAGTGTGGCAGATAGATATGTGCCGGAAAAGCTGCTCAAGATAGTAATCATAATTCCTTTTTTGAGCAAAATTATAATCCAAATAGAAGATATAAAAATACGTGGGCGCAACCCTATGAAGAGCCCGCCCACGTGAAAGAGTATAATGTTAAAAAAATGTATTAGTCTATCTGTCCTGCCATGTCAACATCGCGCCATATAGCCCATTTGATTGTGCCGTCGTCATAAGTTGCCATCGTGTAGTCTTTCAGAAGTAGGTATTTTGATAATATCTGCTGAGATATAGGCATCATTGGCATCAATTCATCAATGATATCTTGTGTTGTCTTGTATTCAGGTGCAAGATGTCTGCCTGTAGCCTCTGATTCGCCCGGTACGTTGGAGCGTGTGGCGAAGTATGCGTCTAATATTGTCACTTGGTCGCGTTCATCCTCTTTAAGTTCAGCCAACCACTTATTATATCTGTCTATTGCCATTTTGTTTCAAATTTAAATATTTATCCAATGTTTTTTTTAATTCATTGACACAGCAAAGCATCTCCAGATTCTTGCGTGCTTTGCCTTCAGTCATCAATTCGTCGTAGGCATGGTCCATGATAAAGTCTGACAAGTCATCGCATAGAGCGATTATTGCTTCCATATATGACGTACTGAGCAAATCTTGCTCAGCTTCAATCAATTCTTTACTTTTCATTTTTCTGTTCCACTTCACTTTCGTTAATTACTCTGCAGTTCTCACACCTTGCCCAAATTATGTCAGAATCATATAGGCCTATGAGATGCTCTTCAAAGTTAACAGTCACTATGTAATATGTTTTTCCTTTATATTCTGCTATCATTCCGAAAGTAAAATTTATATTATTAAATTCTTCCTGTGTCATATTTGCCTCATATAAAAAAATATAACAATTATACTATTCCTCACAGCTATGTTCATTTTTATCAATTTTATTAAGTCTACTAACAAAAGTAACTGCTATGAATGTAATTACAATAGATATAAGAGTATGACTGACAGCCAAGATAGCAGCACCGAAAACTAAGATAACAGTCAGATTAACCATGATAGCGGTCTTGCGTGTAACATTGAGTCCTGATATAATTGAGAAGAAGTCGCTCCTGCCATTATACCATTTTGATAACGATTGTGCCTTTCCCGTCAACCATGCCTTGATGTCGACAGGGCGCTGCGCACTGCGCTGGATTACATTTGTTTGCATAATCACGTCATTCGTTTCCATACCCGGAGCCGCCGGGCGCGGAGATACAGAAAAGCGGCTGCACATCCCGCTGGAAACGAATGACGACTTCACCCGAACAGGGCCAAGAAGATTCACGGAATGGCAACCGCCAATACGATATAGTGAGGGCATAAAAAAAGCCCTGCTGTTTATGCCGAGCAATAACCGATGCTCCGTCCGGGACGATGATTCGTCATTCTTAAGCGATGGCAAAGATAAGCATTTTTCCTGAGCCTGCAAATATTTGGCCGAAAAAATTCTTTGCCCTGTGTAGAACTCGCTCCTTGAGTTATACCATCTGGATAAAGATTGTGCCTTTCCCGTCAACCATGCCTTGATGTCGACAGGGCGCTGCGCACTGCGCTGGATTGCATTTGTCTGCATATTGCGTAATTTGTAACCATACCCGGAACCGCCGGGCGCGGAGATACAGAAAAGCGGCTGCACATCCCGCTGCTTAAGAATGACGACTTCACCCGAACAGGTGCAAGAAGATTCACGGAATGGCAACCGCCAATACGATATAGTGAGGGCATAAAAAAAGCCCTGCTGTTTATGCCGAGCAATAACCGATGCTCCGTCCGGGACGATGATTCGTCATTCTTAAGCGATGGCAAAGATAAGCATTTTTCCTGAGCCTGCAAATATTTGGCCGAAAAAATTCTTTGCCCTGTGTAGAACTCGCTCCTTGAGTTATACCATCTGGATAAAGATTGTGCCTTTCCCGTCAACCATGCCTTGATGTCGACAGGGCGCTGCGCACTGCGCTGGATTGCATTTGTCTGCATATTGCGTAATTTGTAACCATACCCGGAACCGCCGGGCGCGGAGATACAGAAAAGCGGCTGCACATCCCGCTGGTTACAAATCACGACTTCTCCGCACGGAGCAGTAATAATTACGGAACGGCAACCGCCAATACGATATAGTGAGGACTCTATAAGTCCTTCGTTCGATTAAAAAGCTGAGCAATAACCGATGCTCTATGCGGCATGAAGAATCATGATTTGTAACCGATGGCAAAGATAGGAATTATCTTTGAATCGGCAAAGAATATGGTGGAGCAATTAATATTTTTAAACGTATTTATTTAAAAAATAATTTAATTATTACTAATAAAAATGCCAAAAAGCATTAAAAGCCATTATCTTTGCAATTAGTAAAAGAACAAATGACGGAAATAATTAGAAACATATTAGCATTTTCAAGCACTTTTGTAGTAATTACTTTTACATGTGCCATTATTTTTCAACTTGTCGCTTGTGCTTTTAATAAAGGACGCGTAAACGACAAGATGAAAAAAAACGGCTTGATATGTGGGCTGATTATTGCATGTATACTGATTCCATTCTATTATCTTCCTGCTTAATAAGTATTTCTATTAGCGTTTTGGGTCTTATAAAGTTCTATAACAGCTTTTGTATAGTCCTCAGGCGTCTTAATATCAAGCGAATCTAATGAATTTTTTATTGACATGCGGAGTTCACGGTCGACCTTTCTGTCCATGTATTCATCATATTTTTTGAATAATCCATCAGTAGACAAGTCCAGATTAAAACCATTGTAGTTTATTTTTAATCCGCCACCATTTATAAATAAAATGCCAAGAGCTAATAGCGCAAGGTATGATTTCTTTGATGAAATAAAATGCAGTTTGCCCTTAGATTCCATTTGGACTTTCATCACGACATCGTCTGCTGTTCCTTCGATTCCATTTTCCAAGCAAAAGTCTCCTGTAATTTTGAAAAGCTTCTGAATGTTATAAAAGACTGTGGCCGAAACTTCATTTTCTGTATTAATGGCTAAAGACAAATGAGTTTCTTCATTCTTATTATAAAAATCACAAACAGAATCGTCAATATACATTGCGTAATGTGATATATCTGAAATAGGATGTCTGGAATTAAACATCAATTGGGCTTTAGGAGGCAACATATATCTTCTTGTTTGCTTTAATATCTTTATGCTTATTCGCTTCATGAATATGCAATTATTGCCTCCTCTTCCTGCGTTTACATCTTCATATACGTCACCTGTAACGCGACAGATACTTATTTCATGATTACTGTTAGGAACAACAATTATGTCTCCAATTTTTATTTCCCTGCAAAATCTAAGAAGTTGAGAAACGACCTGACCTGGTCGTATAGTATCGTGATAAACACTCGTAACAATTTCGCGAAGTTGCCTTCTGGCTATACTATTATCTTCGTTTAGTTGTCTTATGGTATTCAATAAAATTTCATTATATCCAATTGCAATGAACTCATTATCAATAAAATCATGATAATATTCACCACCCATTGTCCTCACCATCCAGTAATTTGATTGATTATTTACAATGCTGACATAATCATTTAAGGCCTCAATATTCTCTATCATAAAAGAAAGTGAGTTCACACATCAGGGGCGCATCCCTTCAATGTGAACTCTAACAGCTGTATATTCTTTATATTCTCCCCTAACAGACTATGCGCCATCTGCAAGGAAATTATTATCATTAGAACTATGCAAAAATAGAGAAAAAAAGTAATAAATCAAAATATAAATGAAAGTATGTACAAGAATAAATACAAAAGAAGCTAAGTCATACTCTTCTTTGGCTTGTATCGGTACATAATTATCATTGCTTATGCAAGTAATCTGGTACATTTCACCATGTCAATTGACTTATTATTCATCTATACCGGCATCAAACATATCATCACCAGTTCTTTCTCTTACAGGGTCTTTGCTCTTATAATTAATACCTTCAGTAATTTCGCTGTCATCCTTAACGTATTTAACCATAATATAGTGAAGCACATTACTTTTCCCCTCTGTAAGGAAAACCGTTTTATCCAACTTCCATCCACGTTTAGCCATATAGTTGACAGCTCCCATCGTCGAAGTAAATTTCATCTTATGACCGTCATCATCAAGTATTATACAAAGACTTCCTAACCATGTTTTTCCACCGCCGAAATCCATGGTGGCATTAACTTTGCCAAAGCCCCAAAAGTTAGAGCAGACAATAGTACAATATACAGGATAGCGTCCATCAGCGTCAGTGACTAGCGCCTGGGCATTAATGTTAAGGTAAACAAGTACCAAAAAGCAAGTAATTAATAGTTTTTTCATGTTATAAAATGTTTAGCTATGCAAAAGTAAAAAAATAAGATGAATATAAAAAATAAAAAGGGGAATGGTGTGAAACATTCCCCTTTTTAGTGTCAAAATAAATATATAATTCTAAAGTGTATCAGCCGTTTTTCTTAAACGGTCTGCAATATCATAGAGAGCACCTTTCAACTTTTCGCGGTCTACGTCGTTGAAGTCGTCAGGTTTTCCGTTGTTCATACCGCTGAACTTATGATATAGCCAGCTACGTGATTTACCAAAGTAGTTCTTAGCCAAATAAGCCCAGTTGATATCCTCATATACATCAGATAATGCCTTTCTGACATTTCCTGTAGCTACCATTACATCTGCTTCCATTATCTCCATATTTTTATCTTTTTAATGCCCTCCCCCTTAAAGGGAGGGCGGTTTGTCATTCATTGTCCATCAGCTCATAAACCAAGTCCATAATGTAGATTTCCAAGTTTCTCTGTCCGTTCGGATAAGCTCTCCTGTAATTCCTTATGGCTTGGATAAGCTCTTCTTCTTTGTCTGTAAGTTCCATATAAATATATTTTTATTTTGACAATGCAAAGATAATCATCTTTTGCGTATTATGCAAATTTTAAATGTTAAATAATCATCTTTTGCGTATTATTTTTTATTTATATTATGTTTATAATTTGCTAAAAGTTCATTTATTAGCCGACTACGGTTTTCTGTTGAGCGAATTATATCCACATTTTCAGCATCTATTGAAAAAGAAAACACTGTACGTTTGTTATCGCTCGGTTTTCTTCCGGCTCCCTCTCTGTACCCTCCTCGTCTACTACTTGCCATAACCAATTTAATTTAGTTAAAGATAACAATGATTTTTGTAATAACGAAATCAAACGCACTGAAAATATATAAAATAAACAATATTTAACATTATAAATGTCAATTATAGAAGCATTTTTAAAGAATAAATGCTTAAAGCGGAGGCAATACGCTTGTGAAATATTGTTTTTTTATATGTTTTTCCACTATCAAAAACCGCAACAGGCTGACTCCCAGAAAGTTAGCCTGTTGCGGTCGGCGAAAGCCGAAAAATTCTGCCAAAGCAGCCCCCACCGCCCTACGGAAATCAAGCAATTGCCTAATAAAATTATAGCGGAATATGTAGCGAGGCATCACAAACATAACACAAACCAAAGGGCGCATCCGCGGTTTAGCTTGACATATCGATGATGGCAAGCTAAACATTAATGCGCGTTCAAATTTATTTGAATGGGCATTATCGAATAAAATAAAAAATAACAGCATTGGCAATTACCAATGCTGTTGCTGGGAGTGGAATTTATCAAGCTGAGATACGTTCCAATATATATTTACTTGCCTTTTCCACATCACTCATTAGTGAGATAATAAATTGAGGATTTTTCCGGATTGAGGCAATCCATGAATCAAGATATGCTGCGTTGTTATCCAAAATCTTCTTGTCAAAGCCGAGAATCTGAGCGCAACGGGCAGCCCCAAGTTCAGCGACGAGTTCCTCTATTGCATATTGTTTGTCGCCAAACTTACTTCCTGTCTTACGATTCAGTCTGTCTTTGGGCGCTGTTGAGTGGACAAGCTCATGTATAAGTGTAGCGTAGTATTCTTGTCCGTCCATATATATTTCCTCTGCGGTAGCTCCAGTCTTAAACTGCGATTTCTTGGGTACTACAACCACATCCTTAGCCGGATTGTAATATGCACTGTCAGACCTTTGTTTATATTTGATTGGGCACACCCATGACTGATTAAAAAGTAATCTATCTATGTCGGCGTTCTCATACATACCGGCTGCGTCAGGGCTTTCTTTACCGGCAAACAAAGACTGCAATTTCTCTATCTTCTCGGGATGCTTCTCGGGTATGGTGGTCTGATCAACGTTGAACACCGAATAACATTTAAGGAAGGGACGACGTATACATTGTATCTGTTCACATCCCGGGAGTCTGTTGTATTCTTGAGAGGTGTATCTCTTTCCGTCGGCGCTATAATATACTGAATCCCAGAAGATAATCGGTAAAGATTGAGAGCCTTTGTTAATCCTGGCACCTAACTTATTAGCTTGCTTCAGCGTGCAAAAGATTGGATACCTATATTCTTTATCCACGCAGCCCCAGGTCAACATCAGTGCATTTGCTCCTCTGTAGCTTACTCCTTCAAGGTTTACAGGACCGGCGCCGTAATTGCAACCGATCCATCCCTTTTCCCATTTACTCAATCTCATCGCCTCCATGCGTGCAATCATCATTTCTGCGAATTTGTCAATAACCTCTGTGGTGTGCTGTGATAGTTTCATGATTGTATATTTTTAAAGTTAAACATTGATTAATCCATTACGAATACGCTGATGTAGCTGATGTTTATCATTGAGTCATTCGCCAGACTTTCTGCTGTTGCCGTGGCTTCGGCGCATGAGTCTGCCATAATCTCATAAGTAAGTACTTCGCCGTCTTCTCCGTTAACCTCTACTTGGTAAATGTTTTGTGAGAACATATAACTCTTTCTGTTTCTTTTTGATGTGCCGTTATTGGCAATTGCGATGTGCTGCTGAACTGAACTTGTCATAATTGTAATTTTTTATTGTTAAACATTTAATTTTTACGTGCACAAGAAACGGGCAAGAAACAGGTATGCAAATGCAAGGGATGTCAAATAAATTTTAACCGTAGGGTAAAAAATATGGATTAGAAAAGCCTTTCCCATATTTTTTTAAAATTTGTGCCGACAAGCAGTGCGTGCCCTTGCAGAATACCGCTTGCCGTACCTTTGCAAAGGAAAAATAAGTGTTTGACATAAAGAAAATTACACAAGTACAGTCAAAGCACCAAGGAAAGACAATAATGGTATATCAAGAAGAAATAGACAAATAATGTATGTAAAAATGTTTACCAAGTAGAGGCTAACGGAGATGTCGGCAGCCATAGATTAAGATTGGCAGTCTCAGAAGCAAAAGCCACAGCAACAGCAGAAATAAGGCGCAAAAATTTAGAAAAACATCAGCTACATCAGCGTATTTGTAGTGGATTCAAAAAACGGGAAAAATCATGGAACTATCACAGCACACCACTGAGGTTACATAATATATAATAAATGATGATTGCACGCATGGAGACGATGTGTTTGACAAAGAAAAGGCCGGTTGCCATTACGACACCCGACCATAAGAAGAAGTAAGCCACTGAAGAGCAACTAATCCGAATAAGAATTGACTGTGACTGCGTGGAATTGAAGAGCAGGAAACTTTTCCACGCCGATGCAAAGCGTATCGAAGGCGTCAGAACCATCTGTTCGGCCCTCAAGCTTATCTTCTTCTGTTTCAGCCAATTTTTCGCCGCGTTTATCTTTCTCACCGTTATATACTCCGGCAGACTCCAGGGATATGATAAGATCAGGATTGTTGTCCCGATTTATAAGGACAAGGTGATTAGCCCTACCGCGAAGCATCCTGTTAATTAGAAGATTCTTTTCAATGTGCCGCATCGGTTTGCCGATATAGACAGCCCTGACAATCCATTGAGCACTTTTAAGCCGACGTTCAATATATTTGTGAAAGTCATCGTTGTGCAGCGCATAGTTGTTACCGACAAAGGTCGCATCGTAATAAAAGACAATCTGCTTACGGCGATGATAATAGTAGTACGCAAAGAAATCATCCAATAACTCCGGGAGCTTACGCTCATATTTAACAAAAAAGGACTTAAGAACACGCAGCTTACCTGTCTTGTCCACTTGCCCAACGACAAGCCAGTTGATATTAGCATTGGCGTCAAACGCTATACAAAGGGGAAGATTCGGGTCGCAATCTTTGTCCAAACGGCTGTCCTCGGTCACATTCCCGACATTGGCAAGATTCAGATTGCTATAATTAGGCGCAGTATAATAATTAAAATCAGACCTCAATCCGGAGTAAAATCCATCCGCTGATATACCTATATGCTGGCACATGATTGATGTGGCAAAGGTAAGTGGTGGCAAATCTCGTTTAGCTCGGCGGATAAAGTCCTCTCCCAGCAACGCCAAATTTTCAATAGATGTATATTCCTTGTATAAGAGGCATTGTGAGCGCAACTTGTTAAGTTGAGCTGTCAGTGCCTCAATTTTTTTATGTAAAGCTTCTGCTTTATCAGGATATCTGTTTATTTTTTGCTTTAACCTCCAGATGTAATATACAAGACCTTCAATCACCTGCACCAGTTCATTGTCCATCTGTTTTTTGTAATTGAGAAACCATGAGCCTTTTTTGGTAACAGGCATATCGGAAGTAATTGTCAGTCCGTGATGCATGTAGAAATTGCCGAAGTACATCTGGTTGCCTCGGTTAGCCTGAAATGTCTCGTCCTTGAGCTGCTCATAATCAATAAACTTTGCTTCATCGATTATAACGTAATCGAGAGACATTGAGTTACTTGTTCCCTTGCGGTCTTGGCTGATTATGTTAATGACAGAGCCATTGTAGAATGATATTGTGTTTTCCCAATTGGAAGGCGTGAAAAGCGGCGTCTTCCAATGAAGTCCCTTCCATGGGCGTTTGCCCACGACATAATGCAAATCACGCTTATAGCCCCACCGCTCGAGGTGGATAAGCATGGAAGGTAATATGTTTATAAGACAGCGCTTAACAGACGGGGCAACAAAACCACCCATTGAGCCGGGCATACCTTGTACGCAGGTAAGCGCACGTACAGCCTGTACTGCGCCCTTACCAAAGCCACGGCCGCACACAGCGACGAGGTCGCGTGGCATGATGGAGAGCAGATACATCTGCCCATCATTAAAGTATTGCTTCGTCTTATTGTTGCTCGTCATTTATTTCTTCGTATTCAATGACCTGCGCATCAAGGTCTGTAGAATATTTCTTGTTGAGTGATTTTATTCTTTCACGCAAATGTGGTATCTTTTGTATTCCAATAACGGAGGGATCATCTGTAGGCTCAAATATCTGCGGAATAATTTTGTCGAACTCAATCTCCGCTTCGTCATTCTTGTCAGTACGGTTATTAAGTATGCGGTTCTTCTCAATCTGAGCAACTGACCTGTAGTCTTGCATCCTACGTGCAGCCTTCAGATCTTCCTCAAGGTCTTTATTGATCTTCCATCTCATAAATTCCTTGTTGGCTGATTGGATGTTGCCTAACAGCAATTGCAGAAGCCTTACATCATCGTATGCCTGTGATTTTGCTACGCGAAACATAGATATATCATAAGCCACGATATCGGCATCGAATTTTGATGGGAACTGCAGCCAATATGCATAAAGTCCTCTTATTCTATGTATACGTTCAAAGAGCTTAGGGTTAATCCTAAGCTCCTTCAGCTCATCGTCGTTAAGAGAAACGTAACGAGAGTATTCATCTATGTCAACAGGTAGGCTCATATATTCGCTTCAGATAATGTTTTAAGCAGCAACTCCTTACATGCAGTAAGCGCATAAGGAGAGCCAGCGTTGGCAGTAGCTAACATTCCTTCACGCATGTTATATACAGATGTCATTACGCCATGTAGATAACGCTTGCGCACTTCTTTACCCTTTGTCGATATATCGTCAGACAATGCAATCTCGTCTATTTGAAGATATAGAGCTGTTTCGTTAGGCGTCATCAGTCTTTTGCCGCATTCTTCGATTTGATTCATCAAGTCGGTTGAATAGTCCATCTAACTGATACGATTGATTATTAACTAAATTACTTAATCCTGAATACAATGATAGAAATGTTTCTTGGTCAGTTGTTATCAGTGTACATTCTGCTCTGTCTCCGTAGGTCTGATTTTGCGAAGTGATGACACTGACAGTCCAATGGTCATTTTGCACGAGGACAATTTTGGAATGGTTCATGGCAAGATACACGCTATCGAAACATGCAGACATAAGTCGGTATAATCCGACTGTCTTGCGTGATGCTTTCAGATCTGCAACAAGCACGCTGTGATTTATCAAGTGCTTTTTTTCAGTCTGAGAAATCCCGAAAGGAAAGCGTCAGATGTCGAGAATGTACTCACATATACATCAGCACGTCCGGTCTGCTCGAGTATCCATCCGAGCAGACCGAGCGTGTGCAGCCCTTTACATAGGTAGCTCTGGCATGACGGTGTGTCATTCCTGAGCGGTTTCAGCAGTTCCTTTATTTTCATCGAATTGTATCTCGGTAAAGATTGGTGCCAGTCGTGTAATCATGTCATCAGAAAATGATTCACCGGCATTAAGGATTACATTGATTCGCTGCGCCACCTTTTCTTTAAGTTTTTTGCACTCGTCAGATTCCTTGTCTGTCATGGTCTCCAGCTTCTCGAGGTTCTTCGAGATGTAAGCACGTGCATTTGTTACATCCTTGACAGTAATTTCGGTAGATGAAGAATCAGCAGAAGATTCAGCCGGCTCTGCATTCTCGCCAATCTTATACGTGTCGTAAACGGCGAAGTCCTTCTTATATGCGTACCATGTTTCTTTAAGCAGCTTCAGGTACTCATATCTGTCGCATGGCTTTTCAAGTTTTTTGCAATTATTATAGAGCTCCTTGATTTTCTTCCAGCGTTCTGCGTTGACATTCCATAGCTGCTGAATTTCAGCAGGCAGCTGCTCATGGTCGGCACGCTTGCCAACTGCAGAAGCGTCTTGTGTTTCTTCACCTTCATCCTGATTCTCGTTTGTATCCATTAAAGGTGTAATAGCTGGAAGAATTTCAGCCTCGAGAGCCTTGACATCAGACTTTGTCATGTGGTCCAATCTCATAGGCAGACGTTTCTTAAGCTCATATATGATTTTATCCTCGTACCTTTCCGGGCGTCGCATAATTGTGTTAAACATCGCCTGATTACCTGTAAGTTTTAACACGTATGTTGCGCCCTGTATAAGGTCGTCTTTGCTATGTTCAGGCTTGGCAAGCCATGTCTGAATTTGTGCAGTAAAATTATCATCGAATTTAACCATAATTTTTTTTTAAAGGGTTGGACAATAAAGTCCAACCCAAGAAATGGAAAACTACAGATTAACCACCCTCCTCATCTGGTTCTGATACAGTTCCATCAGCAGCGTTTATGTCGCCTGCTTCAGTCTCGATCTTTCCAACGTAGAATGGAGCCGGGTATTCGTCAGTTGCCTCGGCTGTAACGGTCGTCATGTTGCTGTCAGTAGCAGCCTTACCGGTATCCTGAGCCAATGAAAGTTCCGAGCTGAAGGCTTCTGAGCCTACGACGCGGAACTTGCCGTTGCGTTGTGGAACAAGATAAACCATTTCATCGTTGTTCGCCTCGGCAATGTATCCACTGACTTCCTCTTCTGTTCCCGGCATGTTCATGGTAGCAGTAACCTTAAAGGTCTTCGAACCATAAGTACCTTGTGACTCAATCTGCAACTGTCCTTCATTCGGTACAAGTGCTATCTTGTGCCACTTCTTATCGGCAGCCATGACGAAGTCACCCTCATACACATTAATTGTATCGAGCGTTTCCTTCGTCGAACGGTCTATTTTCGGCCACGTTACGATGTCCCTCTTTGAAGCTCCGTATACATATGAGCGTATACCTGGCAATGACTTCTTCCCTTGGCAGAAGTCAATGTCAGCATACAATGTTTCTTGATCAGTACATATGTTTGCCATAATTTCACTTTTTTAATTATCCTTCTGTTTTTTCCCAAGCTGAGAATGATTCCTTAGACACCGACAAGAATTGGGTACCAAAGAACATGTTGGCGATGAAATCGACATCATAATGGTTATCCAATGACTTCTCGACGATATAATTTTCATCGGCTGATTTTTGATTAAAAAGTGCCAAAATGTTAGACTTCGGAGTCAGCAAAAGGAAGTCTTCAGGCACATTAGCCATCGGCACCAGCTCTACGTTAGATGCTCCCTCCAATGTCTTCTTATCGTAAGAATTGTTGTATGGAAGTGAGCCATGATTCAGCTGGTAAGCCTCGGTGTAGTTATGGTAGGTCATGTCCGACATGAATAACTTTAGCTTTTGACGGCGAAGTTTTACGTCGCGCGACCAGTAAAAATCCTTCAGAATATCTTCAGCATTTTCAGCTGTAATACTGTCAGAAGACTTCTTAAGATTTCCTTTCTCCTCGGAAATAAGTACGGTAGTCCTTTCATTTGTACCGGCTATATCATTGTCAAGGATAGTTTTGAAACCGTTGAAAAACTTATCAGTACTAGTGAAGTCGCTGCCATCATGCTTGGCGGTAAACATACTCAAAAAAAGATTCTCGCCCAGCTGCTTCATCATATACGCACATACCTGAAGAACTATTGGTACATTCTTCAGTCCCTCACCTTTGGTTATGTTAGAGCCCCATATTGTCTGATATATGGCGTTAGGGTCGATTGGCTCAATACAGTTGCCGAAAAAGGTTTCGAGGACTCTTCCCTCTATAGAAAAATTTCCATCACCTTTTTTATCTTTCTTGTAATTACCCAACTGGAACTTTCCGCTCATCTCGGAAACTGTCTCTCGGTATCTGATTCCTGTGCGAATAGTCATGTGTTGCAGTGCTTCTCCCATTGCGAGCATCGGCTGCACTATCAGTTGCTGACGATATGTCTGAAAAGTTTTAGTCAGCTCTTCTGGTGTAAATGTTATATTTCCTAACTTTGCCATAATTAAATGTCTTTTACAATGTTGTACAAGTCTGCAGCATCAAAAGTGCTTTCTTTGATTTCTGCCTTATCCTCGGTTTTGTCACCGGCAGAGGATTGAAGACTATCGATTTGCTCGTCGTCTTCCTTACTCTTTTTCTCAAGCTTATCAACTTTTGCCTTGAGCTTAGTAATTTCTTCGTCCTTTTTACTGACATCAGCTTCAAGGCTGGATATCTTGTCGTCAGCATCTTTAAGATGCTTGTCAACAGCCGAAGCCTGTTCGTCAGTCAGCAGAATATTACCTTTTTCATCCGTAGCAAGATTCTGCAAATTTAGGACAGTCAGGACTTTTTTAAATCTGTCAGTCATTTTGTTTATATTATTTTCTGCGTGTGGGTTACGGATGAGGTTCTGGAGTCCCTGCCACGTCTTTCGCAAAAAACTCTGAGTTGGATTACCGTTGTCATCAGCAATTAATGAGAGTTTGTCGTTATCTGAAGAAGGCAACGGCGGTATGCCTGCATCCTTGTATATGGTTGTGTAATTGTTTATAAAAGATGAATTGAACTCGTTTGCAGCTTTTTCATCAACAGCATCTGACCTGATGGAGTCGACAAGTCCGAAGTCAACAGCCTGTTGTGCCGTCATCCAGTTACCTTTTTTCATTTGCTTTTTGCACTCGTCAATGCTTTTACCTGTTTTTTCGGAATACATCGACGCCAGCACATCATCAAAGGTATTAAGACTATCGCGTTGTAACTTCAGGTCATTAATCATTTTATCGATTGCCTCTTTATTGGCCTGCTCGTATCTGTCAATCCATACCGATACATTGTGTATCAAGAAAAAAGATCCTTTGACAATATCTATTGTCTTGCAGCCGAGCATTGCTATAGTAGAGATTGAAGCATTCATGCCAAAAGCATGGGCATGCACTCGACCATGGTCTTTAAATGCCTGATGTATTTCGAGTCCATCCTTAACATATCCCCCGAGACTACAAAAACCAACATGTACATCCTTGTCCTTATTATTGTTAAGAACAAATCTTACATAGTCAGCTGAGCATCCATTCCAGTAGCTGCCTATTGTACCTGATATAACTAATGTATAATCCATATTTTTTCGCCAAATTTAAGAAAGTAAACTTTGGCAAAAAAATACGCACAACATTATATATATGGGATTTTCTTATCAGATGTATATGTAACTTTTATGCTATAGAGCTGATTTTCCGTAACTGATTCCGGAGCTGTCTCTGTTAATGTAGCAACAGGGTATGGCCTATTGCCATCGCCGATGACGCGAAATGTGCCATCAATCAATCCCACTTTCCAAATGTATGGTATACTCAAATCTATATTCTGTGGCGTGTACAGTTGCATCTCTGCACTATATAGCCTTACTTTTGTATCTATTTCATCAGACAAAGTCAATGTAGGATGCTTTTTTATACAAAGGTCTAACCAACCAACAAGTGGGAAAGTAATTCTATCTACTGCTACCCAATTTGCGGTAACTTTTCCGTTAATTGGATATATTTCTACAGATGTAACTAACTTAAATATCTTCATAATCGTTCTTGTACGTTAGGATACGGACTAATCGGGTATAAACAAAACAAGGGCACTTGTCTATTATAATTTTACTAATTTTCTTCAGAATTTCTTTTTTTGTTCCTTAGGTCGATGCCATTTTTTAGATATGCGTTTCGCATTCGCTGGTACCGCATTTTTATTGTGTAATCGTAATCGATAGATATTCCATTGTTCTCGCACCACGCCTGTATGGCACGCAGTACTGTGCATCCGCAGTCGTGTAGATCATTGAGGTCTTTCCACATTTGAAGTTTAAATGTGTCTTCGATGCATTCAACTACTGCAGCTTTGGCGTATTTACCAAGGTAATGGTAGCTAATGACAGGCTTCTGTTTGCTATCTGGTATACATACAGCAACATCATCATCAGTCTTAATATCAGGTATTTTGTCCTTTGGTTGAGTTGTAAGAAATCTACGTATCGTAGCATTTTCCGCAGACTGCGCCGGGAATACGACAGGATCTCCGTAATGATAAGTGAGCCATTGTTTTATAAAAGGTTTAACTTTGAGATATACAAGAAATTTTTCCATAGGCATTTTCTTGCAAATTTAACAAATATTTTATATATTCTTGCAATAGAAGGAATATTTTTCCATTGTTCGCGTGATTAATTATCTTCTGTTTCTGTATGATATGTAGTTTTGCAATAATTTTTTGTGATATTGTAAATATGCAATATTTTTGATTAAGGTATTGATTTACAGACATATACAATAATCACAAGTTAAAATCACAAAAAAAAGGAGCTTTAAAATTTTGCAATATCAAAATAAGGGCAGATACAATATTGCAAAAATAAATTGTTTGTGATAAATTTGTGATAAATTTGTGATAAAGACATATCTTACTTAAAGTCTTATTTTTTAGATATTTTTGTCTTTACAAACACAACATTACAAAATCACAAAGTTTTAGAAGTAAAAATAAAAGAGGGAGAGTGAGGGAGAAAGCCGGTTCTTTTTTAAGGAAGAAAATGAATGTTAACAAAATAAAAAAAGTGATACTGCCCTCACGAACAATATCACTCAAAAACATGAAAAGAAAAATTACATTAAAAAGGCTTTTCTGTATTAATAAGTTCCTTTGGAACGTCTTTAAGCAACGATTCCTGATCTGGCTTATATACAGCACTTGAGCGTAAGTATATCATATCTTTAGTCTTGGTCTCGCCATTTGGCATGGTGATACTTTTCTGAATTCTACCTGATGAGTTCTTGTATTCCTCAGGATTTAGTTCATCTATCCAAGGGCAAAGCTGAACGAAAGAATATAGTTTACGTGAGAACGATTGCATTGTTATCTTATTCGTCTTGGCATAATACATATAGTCCTCCAATACTTTATCTCGTTGCAAGAATTTGTCCAGATTGTCAGATTCCCGGCTGAAGTAACCATTAGCCCAATCCTCGAAGTTTGTGCCCATATCAGCTTTATAGCGTCTTTTTATTATATTACCCATTGGCGGTAATATTTTTACGGGTTCGTCTATTAATGACAAATAAAATTCACAACACTGTAGCCACAAGTTGATATCGGCCATCCATTCATCTTCGGTGTACTCACGGCCATAAAGGTCTTTGCCGAAATCATCGCGAATAGTACGAGTTTCGAGATAATCATTGGTCTCTGTCTTTTGATGATAATAATCAGAATACACCATATACAACAGACGCGCTTCAGACGACGGATCGAAGTCAGAAGGCACGAAGTTTGTCGTAAAGGCAATCTTCGGGCTCTGCTCGTATGGAATGGTGAAAGACTGATTATTCTTCGGGTTTACTGTCATATCTGAAGTAATGTTGTCGTAGAATAGCGATGTATTTAAATATCTGTCGCAATCATCAATAAGCAGCAATTTAGTATGCTGATTGATTTGGTCAAAGACATGCGGATTATCCATTAATTTTGTATTCTTGCCGGACAGTTTCACAGTCTTTAAAAGATAGGATAGCGTCTTGAAAAAGAAGGATTTTCCACTACGGCCATTGCTTTCTTTATCTTCGCCGATTTTGTTGTCCATTGCCATTGGCGCCCATGCACGTGATGGAGACTTGTATTGGTGCAGCATATACCCAAAAGTGAATATTTTATTTATTAAATTTCTCTTTTGCTCATCGATTTCTTCAGCGGTCAGGCTCTCTCCGGCAATATCAAATCTATGTGCAGTCTTGTATTTCTCTGCCTCCTCCTTATCATCGAATCTTGTTTCCATTTCTTTACGCCAAAAGAGCCTTGATGAATTAATAAGGTAGCAGAAAAAAGGGCTATTTGTATTGTGAATTTCTATATCAAAGCTATAACGGCCAAGATCATCTTTTGATTTTTTAATTGTAAAAGCATCCGGTAATTTCTTGAAATTATGAGGTATAACCGAGTCTTCCCATACATAATTGTGTAAGTCGTCACTACCTGGTTCATATTCAACAATTGAGGGGGAACCAGGAATAGCCTTCCGCACCTCTACAGTTTTGTTTGGGAAAAAGAATAACTGCGAAACACCAGTATAGCTCGTGAAGTTCAGATCAATCTCTTGCAAGCTCTCTAATGATGCCGTGGTTAGTTTTGGCGTATTAAGAACAAGATTCAGTATATCTCGCTCTTCAAACCTATCTACAACCCAATTTCGTACAAATTCCTTAATATCTTTGACTGTAATTTTTTTCACGATGTTGCCATACAGTCGTATGAACTGTGTAACCGAAGAGTTTTCGTCGTGCAGAGCATAGAAGCCATTAAGATTTAGGAAATTAAAAAGGCAAGCAGTATCTATCTCGTGCTTCCATCGGCCGTCCTTATTTTGGTAACTTACCCAAAATTTTGCCGGCATGGCAAGTTTCATCAGATTTTTAAAATCCTTTTTATCAGGCCTGATTTCCATCCAGTCACGTAAGTCCTTTCGGCATCTTCCTCTGTTATCCTTGTACTTTTTCAGCCACGCAGGAAGCCATATTGTATGTATTTCTGTAAATTTTAGTGCAAGTTCTTTACCTTTGCGTCGGCCAGTATCGTCTATATCAGGTATGTTGTATAGCACTTCAACATACTTCATTATTTCTCTATATTCCTCAGCAGACAGTTGGTAAGTTTCGCTGTTAAACCACAACGGGTAGAAACCAAGAGATCGGCAGCATAATGCGTCCCTTTCACCAGAGCAGATAAAAGCGTAACTTAATTTTTTAGTTTTATATTCCTTATCCTCATTTCCCGGCTGTCTTCTCCATTCTCTTTCTTCATTAGAGTTATAAGTCATGTATGCCTCTTTCAGTTCGAAAAGGCCATTTATATAGTAACGGGGCTTTTTGCCTGCCGGCGTATAAGAAAATCTAAAGCCCTTATCATAATTCAGTGGTTCGTAAACTTTATAAAATTTTTCTTCTTCTTTTCCTGCATCAGCCTTTTTTATTATACATTCACGAATAAAAATGGGGTAATGCTCGTTAGAATATTTTATTGTGGTGACACGATTTTTGACGTTTGTAATATATTTTACCGAATGCCAATGTAGAGAGTTTACTGTATCCTGAGTTACACGCGGTCCAAGTAAACTTAGTTCAAAGTCAGTGAAGGCATCATTAAGTTCAAACTGTCTCGTTCCATCCAGTTCATCGACTGCAGCATCTCTTTGTCTAATGTCTGGTTTGTTTACATTTTTGTTGATTTCGTCAGATACGCCGTATATAGAGGCCAACTGCAATATTGCTTCGTTGAACCTCGAGCGGTCATAATGATGTTCTTTCATCCATAGCGAGATGGCGTTTTCTCCACGCCCGTCACCGCCAAAGTCTGTTACTTGCCAAATTCGTCCGTACCTTTGCGAATTATATTCGCGAAGTGAGGCAGAAGGCGTCTTCTCATCTCTGATGGCAAAATGTTTCTTGCCCTCCAGAGCGGCGCGTGCCTGTGGATAGAGGTCTAATATAATTCTCAGACCTCCATCCGTTTTATTTAATATATCCTCAGCTTTTATCAT